AGATCGAGAGCAGCATTTAAATTCACTTCTCCTTCACCGAATATTTTAGAAATGTCGTCTACTACAGAACCAGGAATAGAAACCATTTTTCTTATAATTTCCTTAGTTTCATCTGATACGTTTTCTCCATCTCCCGCTTCTTTCAATCCTTCTTTTGCTGAAATGACATTTGCTAATCCAGTAAAATCCGTATCTTCATACTCAAAAGAATAATTTGAATCAATTTTAGCTGGCATTGGCAATGCAATGGACAATCCTATTCTACTAAGATTTGAGCCAAAACCCAACTTGGTTGAATTGTATGATCTAATTCCAAACCCAGCATTTGCAGCTGCTAAAGCTTGCGGATCAACATTGGGATTTACCAGATTGATTACGTCTTCAGCTGCATCTCCTATGGCTTTAACATATGCAGCACTGTCCACATCTCCACCAGCTGCTGACAACTTATCTTCTAGTTCTCCTACGAGATCATCTTCAACCTTCTCGTCTTCGGTTCTATTGTCGTAAGTTCCAAAAGAACCCCAAGATAAAGCGGTATCCCACCAACTACTCCCCACGTCTTCTTTGGGTTTTTTGGTTGCTTCTTTTGATATAGCCTGTCCAGCTGTATCGTAAAAATCAAAAAGAACATAATCTTTCAATTCCGAGTTGTCGCCAATTCCTTCTGGATAAGACAATAGACCAACATTCTGAATATATGTGTCCCATGATTTCCAAGACCTCAACGCATAATTTTGTCCTTCTGGACCTTCAGAAAATGCATTTGCGGCTTCTAACTTGGATAACCAGTCTCGTTCTTGTGGGTCGGTTATTTCAGGCATACATATTTCCTTTTTTGTTGTTATAAATATATTTATAACATGAGCTACAAAGGAATATACAAAATAAAGAACCCTTCAAAATACAAAGGAGATCACAGAAACTGCGTTTTCCGATCTCTTTGGGAGAGAAAGTTTATGAAATACTGCGACACCAACGATAACGTGGTGTCTTGGTCTTCCGAAGAAATAAGAGTTCCTTATAGATCTCCCCTAGATGGAAAAATTCATCAATATTTTGTTGATTTTTGGCTAAAAACAAAAAAAACAGACAAAACTCACGAAGAATTTTTAATAGAAATAAAACCATACAGACAGACAAAACCGCCTGTAGTGGAAGAAGAAAAACTCACCAAAGCGAAAATAAATCAGATAAAAACCTATGCCGTGAATCTAGAAAAATGGCGATCTGCTAAAAGATTTTGTGAAAATAGGGGGTGGAAGTTTCTGATACTCACAGAAAAAGATCTTTTTGGTAGAAAAAATGAACAGAGAAATTGAAAGGATAATAGAAGAGGTTGAAATTGGTGGAACTAATTACATGTCCGATATGTTTGGACAAAAAGTATACTCAATATTATCTTCTATGGGAGATGAAGATAGAAAAAAAATTCTAAATGAAATAAAAAAAAGTAGCACCAATCAACTGTTTCTTCCCGGAAGATTTTACAATTTTTATTATTATCCCTTATTTTTGAAAAGAGCATATGAAGAATATTACGATAAAAATCCTTTTGTTTTTGTTCTCAAAAGAGAAGAAAATATTATACATGGTTTGAATTTAAATTATTTGGATTTCAACAGAAGAAACAAATTATTGAATAAATTTTTTCGTTATTTTGTGGGAGACTATGAAAATTTAAATCCGTTTACAAATAAAATACTTTTGAATTACAAAGCAATGAATGCAAAATCCAATTTTATAGAACAAAAGATAATATATAGAAAGTACTATATAAATAGAATTAATATCGTACACAACATTCCCATCAGATATGTCAAAATAATGTCCGTTTTTGATGAAGTATCAGATTTTACGGTTTCCAAAGATCTAGTTTATAGATTGACCTTGAATGAATATTACAAAAATCTTAAAACAGAGACTAAAAAAGGAAAGAGACAAATATGACAGATTTCTATAGAGAATTTGTCGAAAGAATGAGAAATAATGGGGTCGCGAGACAACATTTTTATCTCAGGATTGATGTTTTTCAAGAAAATTTTAGAAGAAAAATTGTAAATCCCTCTGCTGTCGGTGGGTCTGGAGAAACCAGACAAAGAGAAAGGTTTTTTCCGAGTGATGAGGGAGCTACTTATAGGCAATTATTCACACCAAAGAGATTGCAAACCATCGGATTGATGTGTAAATCCATAGCTATGCCTGAAAGAGAATTTGAAATAATGGAAGAAACCATTAAACCAGGATATGTAAATAGAATCGCTAGTCACAGAAAAGCTCCCAGTGAAATTGAAGCAAAATTTTATTGCTCTCCAGACTTGAATGAACAAAGATTCATAGAAAATTGGATGAATATGGTAATAAATCCTTTCAATGGTTATGCTAACTATTATGAGGAATACGCAAAGTATAATACCATGACTCTTTTCAATCTACCTAGGAGTTATGCTGGTACAACAATAAATGAAGAAATTGCATTGAATGCTCCGGGTGGACCCATTTATTTTGTGAAAATGTTTGAATGTTATCCATTCGCGATAGAATCTACAGTAATGGAGAATGAAAACGCAGAAAAGATTTACGAACTAAGTGTCAAATTTTATTATAAATACTCGAAAACGATAACCGACTTGAACTTCGTGAGTGTCAAAGAAGGCTATGATCGTAGTGTTGAATAGATTTAAATTGAAACTGAAAAGGAGATTAGAAAATGGCATTACCAAAAATTGGGATTCCCCAGTATAAACTGGATCTCATATCGGGACAAACAATAGAATATAGACCATTTACCGTCAAAGAAGAAAAAATTCTTCTCATGGCAAATGAATCTAAAGATCAAAAAACCATAACAAACGCAATAAGAAACGTGTTAAATCAGTGCATTATTTCACAAGAGGGCAGACCAAAGACTCTTGTTGAAGATATGCCTATGTTTGATGTTGAGCAATTGTTTCTTCACATAAGAATGAAGTCTGTGGGTGAAATGAGTGATTTCAATGTTACCTGTGAGGAATGCGAGGGTTCGCCCACGGTCAAAACTCAGATAGATTTGAACAATGTTGTCGTGGAGAATAGAGATCATGGTTCAGTTGAAAAGGTAATGCTTACTCCAGATGTTGGAATAGAACTTTCCTTCCCTCCGTTCAAATCTCTGATGAACGTGAATCCAAAGAATTCTTATGGTGAAGACGATCCAATGGTAGCCTTGGACATGATATCGGAGTGTATTGTGAGTGTATATGATGATAAACAAACATATAAGAGATCTGATTTTAGCAAGAGAGAAATTGATGAATTTGTGGATTCTTTCACTCAAGAACACCTCAAGAAAATAAATGTCTTTTTCGATAAAATGCCTAGATTGACTTATGATTTGGAAGTTGAGTGTCCCTGTGGCAAGATTATGAGAAAGAAATTGCAGGGAATCACGGATTTTTTCGGATAAGTTTCCTTTATATAGATCTAGAACATTATTATAGATTATTATTCACCTTGATGAAAGATCACAATTTTTCTCTGACTGAGATGGAAGAGATGGTTCCTTGGGAGAGAGAAATATATGTCATTCTTCTTAAAGAATGGATAAAGGAAGAAAAAGAAAGACAGAAAAGACAAAATGACAGTATGCCTAAGATGCCTAGTATGCCTAGGGTTCCTAGGAGGTAAAAATAAATATAAATAAAGTATGACAATTAAGGCTCGCAAAGGAGCCTTAATTGTTTATATGGACATAATCATCAAAAATGCAAGAAAATCCACAAAACAACGAAGAACAAACTAGCGAAAATCCATATTCTGGAAGAGAAGCTAGTGATTTCTTGAATAAACTTACTAAAATAATTTCTGACATGAAAATTGCAGATGGTGCTGATGATGAAGTCAGAAGACAAATTTCCCAAGCAATCATTGATCTATCCAGAGAAAGTTCTAAATTTTTCTCGGGTTCTGATTCTTTGGAAAAGTTTTTGCAGGTATCTTCTACAAATTCAGAAAGTCTGAAAAATACCATAGGAGAATTTTCTTCGACCATTCCTACTTTCTTGAATATAATAACCGGAACAGTTCAAAATGTGGAAGAGGTTAGAAGAAGTAGTGACATCATAGGGAAAATCACAAAAACTTCCACTACAGAAACAGACAAAAAAATGGACAAAATGTTGTCCATACTTCAGGGATATAGTAAAGTTGTTAGAGATGTGTCAAAAAATGTTGGTGTTGGTTCATCCGAAGGAGGATCCTTTGATTTTCAAATAAAGGTGATGTCTGAAGGATTGATGACAAAGGAACAGACTGATCTATTGACTTCCAATATATTATCCTCATTTGGAAACATAAAGAGTGTAGAAACACAACTTAGAAATCTTATTAAATTTTCTCTTCGCGAAATTGATACACTGGAAGCTAAGAACAAAGAAATAGACAAGCAACTTGATGCATTAAAGGAACAAGAATCTTCTCTATCCAAGGAAAGAAGTGAATTGGATAGGATTGTGTCCTACGCTAATAGTTTCGCAAGGGCCCAAAAAGAACAAGAGTTGAATGCAAAAGAAGCTTCCATAGCAGAAAGAGAAATAGCATATCAAAATAAAGTCTCGGCTACAGCAGAGGAAAGAGCTACAATTCGCGAATCACTAGCTCAAAGAGAATCTTCTGGTGAAAAAATAACATTGGAAGAAAGAAGACTAGCTTTTAGAGAA